GATGGTTACGCGTCGGGTTAATGGCCCGTTCGTGCTCATCTGTCGGGGCTGCGGAGCGAAGTACGGTCCGTTCACGCGGGCGTCGGGTTCCTTCAAGTGCAGCCGCTGCGGTCGGATCAACACCGTCGGCTAACAGGCGGTAGAAGAACAAGCGAGGGGTCGACGGGCAACCGTCGGCCCCTCGTCGCGTTCAGCGACCGTGCTCAGGGTCGTAGGTCGGCACAGAATCTGTCGGCGGCACCTGCTTCGCGAGTTCGATGTTCTCGGCGGTCAGGCGTGCGATCTCGGCGTCGCGCCGGGAAAGGTTGCCGTTGGTCTGCCGTTCCACAGCTTCCAGCTTCTCGTTCGTCTTACCGAAGCCATAGAACGTTCCGGCAGCGACAACCGCGATACCGAGAATCTGAACGATGAAGGCCGTGAAGGTCGCGGTCGCGTCTGGACGCCACATGAGCAGAGCAACCATGCCGACGATGCCCAGCGCCGCGAGGACCGAGAAAACAATGAATACAGCGGTCTTGTTCATCAGCCGCATACCTTCCAGTTGGTGCCGTCCCACTCGCGCAGGATGCAGAGTTTGAACTGTCCGTCTGCGTCATAGACGCGAAGGATCGTGTTCTTGAATTGAGTGCCGTTCCAGGCCTTGAAGCCGCTCAGCGTGCGTGCGTTCGCGATGCCCGATGACGGGCCGTACCCCACGGCGTTGTGCGCGTACACGCGCCAGTAGTAGACCGTGCCCGGGATGAGTCCCGAGACGACGGCGGTCGTAACGCCGCCGCCCTGCGGGAAGTCGGTGTACGTGCCGAAGTTCGGATCGGTCGAGCGTCGTAGAAGCATCTGATCGATGCCTGCGCCGCCGTTACCGGGGATCGTCCACGTCAGCCGCATCGACTGCGGCATGATCTCCGAGACAGACGGGGTGCCGGGGGTGCCGGGAACGGTCGCACGGTAGATGCCCGTGCTGAAGGATGCCGCGCCACCCAGGCCGCTTGTGCCGGTTGCGTTCTGTCCGAGACTGACGGTCTGCGTGTAGCCGACGTTCCATGCGCCGAGCAGACGCGAGCCGAAGCCCTTGCCCAGTGAAACGGTGCCACCCACGCCGACACCGTTCACCGTTCCGTACCAAGAGTACGAACCGACGAACGTCTGCGGATCGGAGCAGAGGACGTAGAACGCGACTGTCGAGCCGTCATCGGTGATGCGGAGCGTGCCGCGTGCACCTACTGCGTAATCAGCCATGTCAGTTCAGCGGCTGCGCCCACAGAGTGCCCACGGTGAGGTTCTCTGTAGGCTGCGTCGAGCTGACACGGATGCGGCGCTTCTCGCGTGCGAGAAGGTCGCGTGTCTCGTTGATCAGCGTGTCGATCGTGTTCGCCAGTTCGGACCCGCTGACGACCGGGAAGCCCTCTGCGAGAGCGTCGTCTCCTACTGCCATGATGTGTCTCCTATGTGAGTGAGTTGATTGATCCCGGAAGGGAGTTGATCGTTCCCGGGAGAAGGTCGATTGCGCCTTCGGGGGTGTCCGCAGTGCGTGAGGTGACGCGCATGCGGTCGGTGCTGAGGTTCCACTCGATCGAGTCGGCGGTTCCAAGCTGGATGGGCGTTCCGTCGAGTCGCACGAGGACTTCCTGATCTGCCTTCGCATCCCAGTTCGCGACCGTCTCGACAGCCAGCGTTCGGCCTCGGTTGTGCGCACGCTGCACGGCATACTGCGCGCGCCCGGGACCGGGGTACTCGCGGTCGATCTGGCGGCGAACGTGCTTCGTGTAGCCCGGTAGGGCGTACGTGTCGTCTGCACTCTTCTCCGTGCCGTCAGCGGCCCGCCAGCGGTACGAGTATGTAGCCGCGTCGAACCAGTCCTGCGACTCGCGGGTGATCTCTTCGTCCGCGCCGATGACGTTCACGGCGTAGGCGAGATTCAGGTTCCCGGATGCCCGGTAACCATCACGGCGGAGCGTCCATCGACGTTCCTCATCGCACACAAGGCGGAAGCCCTGGCTCTGAAGAATCGGGCTCAGGAAGTCGATGCCTCCGACACCCGCACGCCACGTGAATAGGTCGCGAGGGCGCTCGACGACTGCGCGGCGTTCGGTTGGCGAGCCGTCAGCGATCCCGCGCCACGAGTATTCGTAGTTCGCAGTGTCCGGCTTCGAACCGAAGAAGTACTGTGCGCCGTCCTCGACGGGGTAATCAGCATCGACCTCTTGCAGACTGAACTGTGACCACGTAATCGACCCCCCGGTACCACCGTGATAGACGCGGAAGAAGACGTGCAGAGTGTCCGGAGGGACAGTGAACTTGACAGCCACGCGAGTCCCGGCGGATGTCCCCGTCTCGGCCACGTTCGGGACCTGAGCGCTGTGCCAGACCTTGTACGCAGGTGAGAAGCCCGGGCCGGTCGCGTGCACAACGAGTGCGCGCTGACGCGGAAGAACTGTCCCAGTGGCGGCGTCGGTCTCGCTTGGTCCAGTTCCCGTGATAACGGCTCGTACGGAGCCGGTCGCGCTGAAGACGTACGTCTTTCCGACCCGGGTGCTGAAGGCCATGCCAGCGGTAGGGCCGACATTGACGTATGAATCTGTGCTCGACGGCTGCGCGAGATGGACACCGGTATGCGCGACACCGTGAATCGACCCAGGGAACGTGCCGTCTGCGACCGTAGTTAGATTCGCCTGGGACCACTGCGATGCATCGATGCGTGTGTATCGGGGATCGGGGATGAGGTTCGACGCTGACCAGTACGGCGTGACGTTGGCGTCCTCACCGCCCGCCTGGAGAGTTGCGCCGATTTTCCCGAGCGCGTAGTTCGTCAGGCCTCGAATCGAGGAAGCGTGAGCGCGCGCGCCTGAGTCGTTCGCGAGCGGGCCGAAGTCTTGAAGGATCGACTCATCCGACGCGAGACGAAGATCAACATCGCCGGTCGCGCGATTCGGGCGCGCGCTGCGTAGCGCGAGGTCGAAGCTGCGACTCTGCGAGAAGGCCGGGAACGTGGCGTCGGCATCGATCCGCACCCGAAGCTTGCGGCGCGGGTCGAAGTTCGCGAGCTTCGAAGAGTCGGTGACGGGCACCGTCAGCGAGGCCTCAACGTGGTTGAAGCGCGCGACATCGACGCTCACCGTGCCGTCTTTGATGCTGAGTGGAAGCATCTCGTCCGGCCCACCGAGCAGAAGCGTTGCGCTGTATTCGTGCGTGGAGATGGTCACGGAGTCACCTCGTGGAAGGGGACTTCGACCACCCAGTCATCCCGGGTGTCATCATTCAGGCGGAAGCTCAGACGCTCGCCCTCAGGTACGACGAAGTACATGCCGATCGTGCGTTCGTCCGACACGAGGCGGAAGACGCCCGCCGCGCTCAGAGCGTTGCGAGCGGTGAGGGCGTCCGCCTCAACGTCGAAGAGAAGCACGAGCTTGCCCGCGTCGAGACCGGCAGGGCGAAGCGTTACGTCGGGTTCGCGGCGTCCGAGGATCGGGTGAACGATCGTGCCGCCCTCGCGCTCGGACTCGTAGCCGTCTACGAGACGGGGCGTGATCGTGGTTACGCCTGCGGTGATGTAGGTAGCCATGATCAGTCCCACCCGCTCGTGACAACGCGGCCATTGATCTTGAAACTCTTGCCGTCGTTCGATCGGATGAAGTTGTTCACCGCGCGCTGCGCCTCGGCTACGTCCGCCTTCGTCTGAAGCACGACATCGCGCCCGTTCATCTGATCGACCTTCGAGTCGTAGTCGCCCTTGAACGCGGCGAGGTCGGTTGTCGCCTTGCCGGTCTTGGCATCGATGAAGATTTCCGTACCGTCAGGCAGCGCCACAACACGGTTGCCGAGTTCATCGACCGATACGGCGGCGTCGGTTGCCTGACCTACGAGGCTCAGAAGCGAATCGCTCGCGGCATTGGCCTGCTGCGCACCGGCAGACATCGCATCGGTGTGGCGCTTCCAGGCCTCTTCTGCCTTGTTCAGCTCCACCTCTTGCGGGGTCAGCGAGAGCAGGGCTGAGCCGTTTGCCTCGGCGGATTCCTGCGCCGCCTGTGCATCCTTCTCGGTTGCGACGCGCTTACGGTCAAGGGCGTCCTCAACGATCTTGATCGACCCGACGTTGCCTGCCATGGCGAGCATCGCGTCAGAGGTGGTGACGCCCCAGAGCTTGGCGTTCTCGGCGGCTTCCTTGTACTTCTCGGGGTCCGTCGAGATGTCGATGACGGCAGCGGACTGCTGCGCGGCGGTCGCCACGCGCTGACCGCTTTCGACAAAGCGGTCAGCCCACTCGCTCGCAAGCTCGGCGGCGCGCTGCTCGGCCTCGTGTACGTCCTCGAATCCGGCGATCGCGAGACCGATACCGGCAGCGGCAGCGATGCCCGCCACGGCCCCCGCAGGGCCGAAGCCAGCGAAGGCGTTCGCGGCAACTTCCTGAAGGGCGTCACCGATCGACTCGGCGCTACCGTCGAAGCTCGCGGCGGCTTCCTTCGCGGTCGAGTTGGCCTCGTCTCGGAACTCTTCTACGCCGTCCTCGGCGCGGCGCATGCCGTCCCGGGCATCATCCCCGGCGCGCTCGGCAGCGCGGCCCAGGTCTTTGAATGAATCCTGTGCCTTCTCAGTCTCGCGGCGGGCATCCCGCATGGAGTCTTCGAGTTCGTCACCAGCCTTCTCGAACTTGTCACCGCTCTTTCCTGCGGCGCGTGTGAGGTCGTCGAGGGAGTCCGTCACGTCCTCGATAGCGTCAGCCGCCTTGGCTGCGCCTGCTGCAACCTCTCGGGTGTTCATACCCAGGCTGATGTTCAGTGCGGCGCTCATGACACCTCCTCGATGCTTTCGGCTAGTTCTCGTACTGCGGTCTGTGCCCACAGTCGGAAGACGCGGGGGATAAGGTTCTGTGCGGTCGGCCCTGCGACGTACCCGCGTGCGCGGGGTAGCAGGAACTGACGGCGGGTGCGGCGCTTGACCTCGAAGGTTCCGCCCTTCTTGGCGCGGCGCTTGTAAGTCGTGAACTGCTCGCGGTTGGAGCCGGACTCGACCGCGTAGAAGTGATTCGGATTACGCGGATCGAAGCCGCCCTTGAAGCCACCCTTCGTCGCGCCTGATCGAAGCGTGACGTTTTGATCCGAGACGGCGACTCGGGCGGTGCCAACGATCGTGCGTTGCTGCATCTTGGTAGACGCGCGCTCGGCAAGACCCTTCTTCCACTCGGGTTCGATGACGCGCTTCGACTGTCCGCGAATGCTCTTCGCGATGTCCTTGTCTGCTCGCTTCAGAACGGTGATCAGGTCGCGAAGGGGCGCGTACGTGCGCGCGTCGATACGGAGGATCGGCGCGGCCATGGCACTTACGGCCCTACGGGTAGAGTGCCGGTCGTAACGTCACCGATGACAGGGAACTGAACCGTGAACGATGCCCACGTGTCAATTGCTCCACCGATCTCGATAGCCGGAATCGTCACGGTTACCGTGCGGGTACGTCCGCCGTCCTCAGGGGTAAGGATGAACGTCTTCTCCTGACCTCGGTTCTCGCGAAGGTAGGTGTAGTACGACTCGTCTGCATCGTCCTGGAAGGCGACTGTCTCCAGCGTCCATTCCGGGTCGGTGTAGCGCACCCAGCGGGCACCCGGCTTCAGGCCGCGCGCAGAGATAGCGGACTGTGTAGGGGTGATCTTGACGGAGGTCAGCGCGGCGGCGTAGTCGTCGCCTTCGATCGTGAGGACAGCGTTCGACATGAAGATCGGCTGTACGGGGGTGATGGTTGCCATGACTAGGCCTTTCGTGTGGTGTTGGCGTGAATGGTGATGGTGAACGCGATGCCGCGCCCGCCGAAGTCGTCGCGCTCGATGCGATCCCAGGTGCGAAGCCCCGAGTCTTCGAGCACGTCGAGAAGGGTGTCGAGCCAGTCGTCAAGCTGATCCTCGGAAGCGTTCACAGGTGCCACGAGATGCAGCGCGAAGGTGTGATCGAGGAACGCATTAGGCGCGTAGCTCGCTCGCTCGACGGACTGCCGCGCAAGTAGAAGGGTCGGCTTCAGAAGCTCGACATCGAAGACCTCGGCATAGCTGCGGGTGAACGCGAACGTCTTGCCTGCTGCGGCGTTGACGGTCTTCTCGATCTCGGTGCGTAGCTCACGGAAGCTCGATGCGGTTACGGGTAGTGGCATGATCAACGCACCTTCGGGACGCGTACGGGACGGAGCAGGGCGCGAACGCTCCAGTCGAGGGGGAAGGATGATGCGCCGTACTCGTACTCGTCATTGCCGAAGCCACCGCCAGGCTTGACCGTCCCGGAGTTCAGGACGTTGCGCGCCTGCATGATCTGCGCATCGCGCCATGTTGACGGGACGGGGAAGGCGTCGGCGTCGTCAAGTTCGAGATGTGCAAGGCACGCACGGCGCGAGCCGGCGAGTACGACGTACAGCGCTTCGTCGGTGAGCTTGTTCGTCCAGACGCGGCGAGCCGACGTGACGGTGTGCCAGTCGAGCGCTGAGAACGTATCGACTGGATCAACGATGATCGGCTCAGCCTCGAATGACTCTCGAGTCCCAGGGCCGGTGAGAGTCACCGTCACACCGAGAAGACCCGGTGTCTCGAAGATCGAGGGCACAGGCCACGGCGCGACGACGGCGTCATCTGCGATCGAGGCGAAGAGGGTATGCGTGTCCACCTTGACCTCGGCGTTTGCGAACGCGCCAAGCTCGACCGGCTCACCGTCGCGCGTGGGCACGATAGCGAGCGGTTCAGCGGGGATGTCCCCGACGCGGTAGACGGTCATACCCGCCCCCTTTCAGGTGGAGCCGGGACGCGCCAGACGACGCGCCCCGGCAGCGGGTCAGCCGCCTACGGTGTAGGGGGTGACCAGGGCGAATGCGGCAGGGTTCGTGACGGCTACACCGAGAGCGGCGTAGTAGTTCACGTCGAGTCCACCCTTAACGAGGTCGGGTGCCTCGGCGCGGACGGGGACGCCCGGAAGCTCCAGCGCGGTCATGCCGGAACGCGTTCCGACGATGATCGTTCCCGGGTCGAGTTCGTTCGCGATGCGGAACTCGAAGCCGTTGAGCTCGCCTGACTTGAAGCCCAGCGTTGCTGAGACGTAGCCGAGAATGTCGGCACGGTTGGTCTTGAAGATCGACTTGTAAACGTCGGGCGCGATGAGCGCGAACGTGGGCGTGTAGTCGCGGCTGTAGACCTCGAAGATTCCATCGATCAGGGCGGAGACGCCCGCGCCTGCGTCGAGGCCTGCGGGGTTGTCGGCCATGATGTCGTTCGCCGTTGCGGCGGTGTCGATTGCGGCGAAGACCTTCGCGTCTGCCCAACGCTTGTACGACTCGATCATCGCTGCGCCGTGCGCCTCGAAGTATCCGGCGTGACCGAACAGGCGGTGCTCGATCGCGATGTCGTGTCCACCTGCCCATAGCTCGGCTTCACCCTCGAATGGGGTCGTGGTCGGGGAGTTCGACGGAACGTTGGTCTTGTTACCGGCCCATGCGGCACCGGCAGGCTTGACGTTCCACTTGTAACCGGCGAACTTCTTCGAGGTCAGGTCGCCGTGCCCGATCAGGGGCAGGTACTTCTGTTCGAACTCGTTGCCGGTGTAGATGTCACCGAGCCACTGCGGAACACGCTGCTCCACAACGGGCGAGCCGGAAGCGTCGTACTTCACGTCGGACAGAGCCGCGAAGACGCGAGTCTGTGCGACGAATCCGCCTCGGTTCTCGATGCGTGCCAGCATCTCGGGGGACGCGCTACCGGCGTGTACGCGCTCGGCAATGATGTTCATCTCGGACAGGGATAGGGGTGCCGCCTCGGATGCTGCGGCGTGAACTGTGGTGTCAGGAAGGGACACGGGAGTCTCACTTTCGGTTGGGGCCGCTGCGGCGGCGGTTAGGGGTTCCTCGGCCTCGGGTTCGGCGTCGGGGGTATAAGTCGCGGACTCGCCTTCGGGAGTCGTCACGGTGATGTCTTCGGGCAGGGCGTCGGCCTCTAGCGCCAGGTGCTCGCCGTCTGCCTCGGTCGCCTCCTCTGCGAGGACGCGGGCGGACGGAAACGCGGGACGCTCCACGAGGGCGGCGGCGAAGATGCGGACGGCGGTTGCCGTGGTGCCGTCGAGATGCACGTCGAACTCAGCGGAGACGCTGCGGCGCTTGCCGTTCGGGTCGGCGGCATCCGCGAGCGCGGCGTCTCCCTCGGGGGTGCGCGCGATACGGAACGATGCTCGAACGGCGTTCTCCGTCGCTTCGAGCGAGACGGCACGGCCTACCGGCTGCCCTGAGTCGTGATCGAGGTTGAGTGTCACGATGTCGGGATCGGCAGGGAGCGTGACAACTTCAGCGCCGGGAATCGTCATGCGTCCCGAAGAGGTGTTGCCCTCTTCGCGGAACGGCAGAAGATCAGCAACAAGAAGTCGCTCGTTCAGGTCGGCGCGGACGCGCTTCGCTTCCCAGCGCACATGCGAAGGGGAATCATTCTCAATAACAATCGAGACGGGTGTCAGGGTTTCGATAGACATGGTGTTAGGCGGCTTCCTCGGTCGGCTCTACGCGCTCGGTGCGCGGAGCAGGTAGGGCGTTGGGATCGTTCGTCTCGGGCGCATCTAGGCCGGTGCGGCTCGGGGCGTCTAGAAGCTCGGTCAGATCGAACTTGATCGAGATGCCGTTGGGGGTGATGTCACCCAGGGAGAGGCGAGACTGGATCGGATCGAGCCAGCCGCGAAGAGAGAAGTCCACGAACCGGCTGCGCTGTCCGCGCTCGGTCGTGTACGTCATCGAGTCGATGGAGCTTGTACCTTCGAGCAGGCCGGAGGGGATGCCCGTCAGCTTGGCGATGTCCGAGATGACGGCGTTACGTGCGTCGAGCAGGAACTGATTCGAACCGTCTGGAAGATCAAGCGGCACGAGGTCAGTACCGAACGGGACGTACACGTTCGCGCCACCCTTCGCGCGGCGTGCCGCTGCGTAGGTGTCGAGGTATTCGTCGATCTCGTCGTCGGTGAGGTTCGCGGCCTGATCCGTCTCCTGAAGCTTGATCAGGGGAGACGGGTTCTCGCTGCGCGCCTTGATCGTGTCTTCGAGGTCGAGAGCATGGGCGATCGTGCGCCAACCGGCGTTGATGAGTCCGGGGTGAGCGGACTGGATGAAGGCGTACGTACCTTCGGGGGCGACCTTGCCTCGGATGAGGACAACGCGCTTCGTGCCCTGCACTTCGGTGCGCCAACCGTCCGCGCCGCCGATCGGCACATGCAGCAGGTCGAGGGGGTAGCTGTCGGCGCCGCGCTCCACGACCTCTACGAGGGAATAGCCCACGTAGTACAGATCGGACAGGATGCGGCAGTTACGCAGATAGGCGGACTGGAAGACATCGCTCGTGCGGTCGAGCCATGTCGGCTGCTTGGCCGCGAGCGTTCCGTCACGGTTGAATGCGCGGAGGGGTAGTGACCCGATGGTCTGATGAAGCAGGTTCTCACCGGCAAGCACGCCGGGAACCGTCTGCGCGAGTTCGCGGCTCGGCTGATCGTAGGTCGTATCGAGACCGATCAGCTGCGAGAGGATGACCCGGTTCAGTGACCCTTCGGCCCAGGGCGAAGAGATGCCCAGCCCTCCCGCTTCACCGGGGAGGGCTGGGAATCCGCCGTTCGAGTGGCGGAAGATAGCAGGAATAATGTTCATTGTCTAGTACCATTTTAAAGCAGATTGTAAGGTTCAACTAGTTGACAGTGTGCAATGTGCTAAGCGGCTACAAATCGCATGCCGCGTCGGCTACGGTTCGGCTGCTCGTCGTATTGGCGCAGGGCGAGCGCGGCTGCTTCGATCGGGGACACGTCGCCGCCCTCATCTGGCAGGCCAAAGCCGAAGCCCTTACCGATCTCGCGTCGGCGGGCGATGGTCGCGGCGGCGTCAAGCTGCGCCTGTCCGAAGTGGCGCAGGTTCCCGGAGTTGAGTTCACGCATGAACAGGGCTGACGCATCGGTGACTTGTGGCGTCTTGTACACGACCATGCGCGGGCGCGCGGTGCCCTTCTCGATTGCGGCGACCTCAACGCGCATCGCGGCGCGGTTATCGTCGTACGCGAACATGGCCTTCGGGCGGGCGGTCGTGAAGTCGCTCACCCATCCCGGAAGCCAGCGTGTACCGTCGTCCCACTGCACGACCATGACGCGAGCCGTGCCGTCGTCCTCTCGCCAGGCGGCGCAGACGGACGCTGACGACTCCAGATAGTTGACTGCGAGCGCCAGGCCCGCGTTATCCGGTACGCGCGGCAGATCATCGCTCAGCGCCGCCTCGCGCCACTTCGCGGGAAGGATAAGCGCGGCGGAGTTACCCGCGTCCTCGAAGATCGACAGGTACTCGGCCATGAACTGCGCGCGCCCCATGTGCGGGTAGTCGGCGCGCACGAGAGATAGCGGCGTGAGGTTGTCAGGCTGGATGCCGGGGTGCGATGCGAGAAGCAGAGGCTCGACCTGTTCCCATGTCTCGGCGTCCTCGATGGTCAGGTCAATGCCCGCGCTGTATTCGAGGATGCTCGTACCCTCATCGCCCGCTCGGCCCGCTTCGAGCGCGTCCCACAGCGCGTTCCCAGCACGCTGCTTGCCTGCCGTCCCCGAGAGGATTAGAAGCGGCATGTCGATCACCTTGCCGAAGCGCGTGTTCTGCGTCGGGCGTGCGGTCGAGAACCATCGCGTGGCGCGGGTATCAGCCATGCCCTGCGCTTCGTCAAGCCAAAGGATGTCCCACGTCTTACCGCGTAGGTCGGCCTCAGTTCCCGCCACGAGAAGACGCGAGCCGTTGTCGAACTCGATGCGCTCGCCTCCGTGCTCGCGCACGATCTTGAACGGGCGCGTGTCGGGATCGGGGTACTGATCGCGGAGCACGTCGAGCACGTACAGCACGAACCACAGGCGGATAGCCTTGCCGGTCTCACCTGACGACAGCGCGACCTGTAGACCCGGCTTCAGCGAGCACATGCCCAGAAGCCACGCCATGATCGTTGTCGTCTTGCCCGCCTGACGCGGCACGATGATCACCGAGTGCCGTCTGTTCGAGGACAGGCAGTCCACGATGTGCAGTTGCTGCGGGAAAACTCGAGACTGCTCGGGATAGTGGCCCATCATGCGAAGGCCTTCGAAAAGTGCCTGCCGGTGGAGCGGATCGGAGCGGTTCTCGGACACAACGCGGGGCGCTAGCCCGGAGTCGCGAACGTCCTCCCAGCTTCCGGAAAGAAACTCCTTCTGGAGCCCAGTCGACGGCTCAGCCGTTCTCTCAGAAGTGGTCACCATGACGGGAACTCCCCGCGCTTCGCACGAGAGCGAGCGCGGTTCGTCTTCGCTGCGCCCATGCGCCCGCCGTCTCGCAGGTTGCATCGGGCATGGCTCGGCCCTACGTTCGCAGGCACGAGGCCCAGGTGTGGGGCGAGGCTCACGGCGATGATGTGCCCGACGTGCCACTTCTGGGTACGGAGTACCGCACGCCCGCAGTCAACGCAGGGTGCAGGTAGGCGCTTCTCGATGAGGGCGCGCTGTACGTTGCGGAAGTCGCGCCACGCCTTGGTTCGGTGGAAGGCGGTCATGATGCCGCCGCACGCGCGCGCCGCGCATCGGCCCGCTGCGCAAGCCGGTAGTCCCGGTTCGCATCCCGGCAGGTGTAGCCGTCAGCGTTCCCCGGGCACTCGCGGCACTTGTGGTTGTTGTAGGTCGAGAGTGTGCCGTGCTTCGGTTCCCGGGGAAGAGCCGCCCCGGATCGGCCAAGTAGCGGTAGTTGATCCATGTCAACTATTGTACCGCGAATTGCACAAGTGACCATTCTGAGCGTGACCATTATATAAACCACGCAAGAGTACGGGCACTAAAGTTCGAGATGTAACGATTGCCCGTTCGAGCTGGCGTCGAGGTGGTCGAACCTGCGATAATGGGTCAGGTCGAAGTCGTGGGGGCAGCGGGGCAGTTTTTCGCCACATACTGCGTTCAGCGGGTGAAGCAGCCTGTCTCCGATTCTTCGTAGAATCACTACCCTGGGTGCCCTATCCCAGTCATAGAGCGAAACTACCTACCCCAATCGCTACCCTGAGCTTGCCCTGAAAGTACCCCAAGGTATCCAGCAATTCCATAGAGTCAAATGCCTGGGGCAGTTTCAGGGCAACGTTTGGGGCAGGCTCGATGTCAAACATAATAGACATTGCGAATTGGTGCTATCCTATTGATGTGCCCGCAAAGACCTTAAAGGCGGTCCGATCCGGCACACTCTTAAGCTCCAGTCACGAGCCGCCTTTCTGGTACAATGGTACTTGTAGAAATTCTTCTCTCTTATGAGATGCGGCCCCCGCCTGATGTTCGTGACTGGATCAGTTCGGGGGCCTCATCATATTGAGAGCAAGAAATGTCACCTACTCCGATCGATCCTGAGTACACGGATCGTCACCCCATCTGGGGACTGCCCGCCCGCCTGATCATCGACGGTTCGCCGTTCTGGTACGACTCGTACCTCGACTGCTGGACGAACGGCCTCGGCGTTGAACTCACCGGACGCACGATCATGCTCGGCATGAGTCTGCGTACCCGTGTGGAGGTCGCACGATGAGCGCCGTCAAGCTGAAGGCCGGGAACTACTTCACCGAAGGCGGCATGTTCAAGCCGCACGCCCTTGCTGTGGATGTCTCGACCGGCGTTGCTATCGGGCCTGACGGCTCACTGTGGTCATACGAAGGCGGCGTGTACCGCCCTGATCCTGACGTGGTTGATCGCCGCGTGGCGCGCACCCTGCGCGACCGATACACGATCGGCCGCGGCTCGGTCACCGAACGGCACGTGCGATACATGCCTGAGAAGATCGTCGCCCACCTGTCCGCCGAAGAGCCGCCCGCCTGGGATCGCATGATCAACCTCCGGAGTGGCATGTACGACTGGCACTGGAATCAGATCGAGGAACATCACCCCGTCTACCGATCCACGATCCAGCTTCCGTTCGACTACGACCCGGACGCGACTTGCCCGAACTTCGATGCGTGGCTCAACTCGGTTCTTCCGGACGAAGTTCACGGCCTGCTGTGGGAATCACTCGGGTACATGCTCATGACCGGCAACCCGCTTCAGACCGCGTTTCTCCTGCTCGGTCGAGAGGGCACCGGCAAGAGCACCCTTCTGCGGATACTCGAAGCGATGCTGGGGCGTGAGAACATCTCAGCCGAAAGCCTGAAGAGCCTGACCGAAAACCGGTTCGCCGCGTCCAGCCTCTACGGCAAGGCCGCGAACATCGTCGGTGACATCGATTCGAACTACATGGATGACACGAGCCTCTTCCTTCAGATCACGGGCGGCGACACCATGACGCACGAACGGAAGGGGAAGGACGCGTTCCCGTTCCGCCCGTTCGCTGTGCCGATCTTCTCGACGAACAAGGTCTGGCAGAGCGCGAACACGTCGGGCGCGTACTTCCGGCGCTGGACGATTCTTCCCTTCGATATCCAGGTGGACCGCTCGAAGCCGTTCGATGAGTCGGCGCTACACGCTGAGATTCCCGGCATCTTCAACAAGGCGATGAACGCCCTGCGTGCGCTGTACTACCGCACCGAGCCGAAGCAGGTCTTCGACGCTGACGGTCGTCCCACTGATCAGGTCATCGAGGAACCGGCCCGGTACTTCGAGATCGTCGGCGCGGCGAGCGAGGCACGCGAGCGCTTCGCCCGTGAGTCTGATCCGATCCGGGAATGGATGGATGCTGACGAACTCGTGTACGCCGACGCGGGGAACACGAGCTACCGAGTGCCGCGCTCGACGCTGTACGCCCGGTACGCGGCATGGTGCGATCAGAACAACGTGCGCGCGAAGAGCGGCCCGAAGTTCTACACCGCGATTCGCAACCTCGGCTACCGCGAGTTCAAGTCGAACGGCGTCATGACGTTCGAGGGCGTGTACGTGTATGTTCCGGGCATGGCGGGTGTCGCGTGATCGCGCTCGGGATCGCGATCGGATTCTTCGCGGCGGTCGGGTCTGCCCTCGGTGTTCTCGCAGGGCGCTGGTATGCATCCGATCGCGGGGACTGACTTACGCCTTGGCCTTGCCTCGGTCGAGAGAGTCAAGCCAGTTGATGTAGCTGTCGCTCTCGTCCTTGAAGTCCTTCAGAAGCTCCCTGACGCGCGTTCGGCTTGCATCCTCGGCACGGCGATACCTCTCCTGATCGCTCAGGTTCTTGGAGAGTATCTCCCGCGCCTCGCTTGATCTTTCCTCGTCGCCGCGTGAATCTGCGTTAGCCACGTGCTGCTGCCAGTCCACGACTGATTGCTTCGCCATAGCGGACATGTACTCGTCATGGAACGCGGATTCCCACTTGATGGATAGCCCGCTGACCTTGGCCTCGATCCGGCCAAGCCGAGCTGCTTCGGGCACTCGTTGAGCGAGAGCAGAGAACTCCTCGATGGTTCCGTCGAAACCCGTAGGCGGGGCGGTCAGTGGCTTGCCCAGTTGAAGGATGGTCGAGAGGTCCGTTGTCGACCGACGAAGAGACTCCAGCTCCTTGCGAATCTGATCACGAATGTCCCGCCGCCTTGCCAGCTCCGGCGCTGTCTTAGCGAGGTAGTGCGCGCGCCACGCGACGGCGAAGGCAGCGATCGCGACCGCGAACGCGAACGGGTCGAACTGAATCTGCATGCTCGAAGCGTAGCGGGGGAGGGGAGTCAGAGAACGATGCGACCCGGGATGACTCGCACTCGCTCGGCACCCCGCCCGCCCACCTTCACGAGGCAGACGAATCGCGCCCGAATCAGCGCCTGCATGTCCTCCAGCGGAACCTCGTTGAAGGCTTCGACAACTCGCTCGATCGCATCGCTTTCGAGTTCCGACAGGGGAGTGTCTTCCCCGAACATGATGCCTTCCATCACGTGCTGCAACTGAGACATGACCCGGAAGACGTTCCCACCTACGCGGTTCGCTTCGACCCGATCGCGCTCGGCGCGAAGCTCGGCGCGCTCGGCGCGGATGACTTCGAGCTTGCCCTTCAGTCGGGCCTTGTTCCCCAGCCCTTCGATGAGCGCATCCTCGGCGCGCGACTCCTGCTCATCGAGCGCGGCGAGCTTGTCGGCAATCTCTCGAAGCTGAACGCCGTACGTCGGTGCCTCATCCTGGATGCCGTACCCGATGGACATGAAGCCCATGACCTGAAGCGCGACCTCGTTTTCTGCGATCGTGCTGCGGATGCTCGCGTGACGCCGGGTCTTGTCGAAGGCGGTCTGGCTGCACTTGTAGATGTCGTAAACGTTGCGCGGTCCGCCCTTGCGCTGGGAGTAAGACTGAGTGAAGTGCATCGGTGCGCCGCACTCGCACTTCAGGATGCCGCCGAGCGCAGACTTCGCGCGAGCGCCCACGGGCGTTCCGATTTTCACTCGGGCCTGTAGCTCTTCGAGTTCGCCCCTCGTGATGATCGGTTCGATTTGGGAGTTCGGAAGTTCCGCCCCCTTGTGCATGAGAATCCCGGCGTTGCGCGGCCTGAGAAGCAGGCGTTGAACCGTGGTCGTAGTCCAGTACCCACGCGCCGGGGTTGGTTCGTCGTCATAGCGGCCCCGGCGCTCACGCTGCATGCCGTCCGTCTTCAGCCCCATCGCGTTCCACCGATGAGCGATTGCCGTCATGCTCGCGGTGCCGTCGAGATAGTCGCGAACTGCCTTCCGGATGTGAACCGCTTCACTCTCGCGAACATGAATCCGGTCCTCGTAGCCGAAGCTTCGAACCGTCCAGATCGGCATGCCGTTCGCACGCTCGCGGTCGTACCGGCGTTTCTGCCGTGCCATGCGAACGCGCCCCTCGCGGCGTCCAGACGCGAAGATCGATACCGCAGTTTCCTCACCGGCTGGGGTGCCCGGGTCGAGCCTGCCGTCAGTGTCCAGGTGCCAGGTCACGCCGCCCTGCGTCGAAGCCTGGATGAACTGCAAGCCGTCGAGGTACGTGCGCGCCAGACGCTCACCCTCCACGGAGTACAGCACATCGAGTTCCCCGGCCCGCATCGCGTCGAGAAGGCGGCGAGCATCGGGGCGGTTCTCTAGCGTGGTGTCATCGATGTTGCGCCCCGAAGCCGCGATACCGTCGTCAACGAAGACGTGACGGGGGTCAACGGTCACCCCGTCATCCTCGGCAAGCCTCATGCAGATTTCAACCTGAATCTCGGTCTTGGGGACGGACTTGTCCGCTTTCGAGATACGGGCATAGATGCCCCCGCGCTTGGTCAT